GAGTTCGCGCACGTCGTCCATGAACACCCTCGCAGCCCGAATGGCATGGTCCACGTCCTCGGCGGTGAGCGGCGGCCGCTCACCGCGTTTCACGGCCTTTCGCCACTGTCGCTGCGCGATTCCGAGTAGTAGGGGGACGGCCTCGCGCGCATACGTCCCATGACCAAGGGACACCAAGTGGGCGAGCATCGCGTGGATCTTGTCGCCGTTGTCGCTCGGGAGCTTCGCGAATTGGTCGATGGAACTGTGGAATACGTGCGGCAAGTAGCGGAAGTCGTCGAGCGTGACGAACGACTCGATCACCTCGACGATTCTGTTAAGCGCCCCCATGCGATCATGCATCGCCACGGCCGAGGCATAGCGCGGTGAGGATGGGGCGCCCAGGCAGCCGCCCCCTCAAATGGCGTCGCGGCCCTCGACCACGTGATGACCAGCGGCTCCGCCTTGGCGTCGGTCGTCCCAGGCTGCGGCCCGCGAACCGTGAAGTTCGCCGGGCTGCGCTCGAGCAGTTGCCGGAAGGTCGGGAGCTCGGCGCGCCCAGGATGAACAAGGAGAGTAGTACCTCACGGTTCCACCCTCGCGGCGACTGACCGGCCCTAATACGCCAACCCCACCCTGCGTCCGCGCACGGCCGTCCGTCGAGGCCTCCGAGATCCCGGTCCGTCATGGCGTGTCGCACATGAGCGGTCCCCGCGTCGACCCTCAGCTGCTTTGCCTCATTGGAGCCCCCGCGCTCCGAGGAGGCGACGCCCGCGATGCCGCACACCATCACCTGCCCGTCCGGTCTCACCGGTACGATCCGAGGTCTCAAGGTCCGCGAAGAACGCGTGCTGGCCGACCGCAAGCTCGCCAAGGCCGGCAGCATCGTCGACGAGCTGCTCCGTGCCTGCTGGGAGACCACCGAGGATGCCGGGCCGTACGCGTTCGACAGCGGCCGGATGGACTGGGACAAGGTCCTCCAGGGCGATCGCTTCTTCGCCTTGCTCGAGGTCCGCGCGCTGACCTACGGCCCCGACTACGCCTTCGCAGTCACGTGCGGCGAGGCCAACTGCCGCGCGCGCATCGAGTGGGAGGTCGACTTGCACGAGCTGCCCGTGCGGCCGCTCACCGAGCAGTCGCGCCGCCTTCCTCGCCGGCAACCGTTTCGAGACCCGGCTGCCCGACGCCAACCGTCGCCTGTGGTTCCGCCTGTTCACGGGCGCTGAGGAGCGGAGGCTCCCTGCTCTTCGTAAGAATGCCGGCGACCGCATGCTGTCGGCGATGCTCGCGTTCCGGGTGCTCGAGGTCGAGGGCATCGACGAGCGCGATCGGCGTCGGTTCCTCGAGGAGCTCTCCATGCGCGACGCCGACTTCCTCGTCGACGAGTTCGACCGGGTCGACTGCGGCGTCGAGACGACCATCGAGATCGAGTGCCCGGAGTGCTTCGCACGACAGGACGTGCAGCTCCCTTTCGACCAGACCTTCCTCATGCCGGGGAAGGGTCGGACGGCGCGGAGGCGGGACCGCAGTGGCTCCTCCCCGGGGTAGACCTCGACGTGTGGCGCGAGTCGCTGTTCCAGCTCTGCTGGCAGCAGCACGGCGGCTCCGGGCTCGGCGTCACCATCGGTGAGGCCCTCGAGCTCCCGACCTCCGATCGGGACTGGTTGATCGAACGAATCGGGACGCAGCGTTCGCACGAGGCCCAGCAGCTCGAGCGCGCGGGCAAGAAGCGCTGAGGGAGACTTCGATGGCTGGTGCGCGAGTATCAGAGCTCGAGTTGGTGCGTGCCGTCATCCGGTACGTCTTCGGTGAAGAGTCAGCGAAGTCGATCAGTGGCGACGTTGGCATCCGCTACGACGCGCTCCGCCAACACCTCCGACATTGGGGTATCCCGTTGCGCTCGACCCATGAGCAACGCCGAATAGACATTCGGCGCGGCCGCTACAGCCACACCGGGGCGCTTCGCAGCGCGTGGGCGCGTGGCGCCTACGCCACCGAGCGGTTCCGCGAGACCCGGCCGACCGGCGACTGGGGCAGACCGCGGCAGGGAGCAAGCAACCCGTTCTTCGGCCATTCACACAGCGAGAGCGTTCGGCATCGACTCTCGGAGCTGGCAACCCAGAGGTGCATCGCCAGCTACGGCCAGTACGGTCCAGACTGGACCCCGGAGCTGCGGGCATCCGTCATCGCGCGAGATGGTGGCCGCTGCCTGGTGTGCGCACGTGCAGACGCAGAGTTCCAGGTTCACCACGTCGACCTGAACCGCGCCAATAGCCACACTTCCAACCTGCTGACGCTCTGCGTGGCGTGCCACCTTGGCTACCATGGGCGCAGCGAATTCCAGGATGAGATCCGCGAAGCCCACGCGACGATGCTGCTTCGGCACGCGGACGCGGCTGAGGTGCCCTCGTGTCTCTGAACGCGATGGGCCTCGGGTTCGTGTTCACGGCGCGCGACCTCGCTTCCGCGAAGATGCAGGGGCTCGAGCGAAGCTTCATGAGCCTCGACAAGAAGGTCGGGCTCGGCGCCGACCGGATCTCGGGATCGTTCCGCGAGCTCGGGCTTGGGCTGTCAGTGATGACGGCGGGCGCGGTGATGGTGGGCGGAGCCTTCGCGCTCGCCGACAAGGCCGGCCAGTTCGAGCAGGCCATCGCGGCGGTCGCCGCGGTGTCGGGCGCCACGCGCGACGAGCTCGCGCAACTGCGCAACGCGGCGATCGACGCCGGCATCGCGACTCAGTTCTCGCCGACCGAGGCGACGGTCGGTCTGAAGGAGCTGGCCCAAGCCGGGTTCAACGCTCAGGAGTCGATGAAGCTCCTGATCCCGGTGCTCGACTTGGCCGGTGGATCGCTGGGCGAGCTCACGCCTGCGCAGGCGGCAGGGCTCGCGTCCCAGGCGTTGAAGGCTTTTGGGGTCTCGGCTGACGAAGCGGGCCTCGCCGTCGACCGAATGCTGCAAGCGGTGAACGTGTTCGCGCTCAACGCCTCGGAGCTGCCGATGGCCCTCGGCAACGCGTCTCGCGGCGCGCAGGCCCTCCACCAGTCGATGACCGAGACGCTGATCACGCTCGGTCTGGTCAAGAACATCATCCCCGGCGTCGAGCGCGCATCGACGGGTGTGGCCGTCGCGATGGAGCGCATGGCGGATCCGAAGACGCAGGCCGCTCTGAAGGGCATCGGCGTTCAGGTCACCGACAGCGGCGGGCACTTCCGGAACTTCCTCGACGTGCTCGCGGAGATGACGCCCGCGCTCGACAAGATGACCGACGCGAAGCGGTCAGCCTTCCTCATCGACACGTTCGGCCACCACGCGCTCGGCAGCGTGCAGGCCATCATGACCCAGGTGACCAACGGCATCCGGACCAACACCGGCGTGACCGTGAAGGGGGCCGAGGCCGTGTCCTATCTGCGGAAGCAGTTCGAGGACGCCGGTGGCACCGCCGCGAGCTTCCGCGACAAGATGCTCGACACGTTCGCTGGGCAAAAGCAGCTGCTCCGCGGCTCGCTCGAGACGCTCGCGATCGTGCTCGGCGAACCGTTCGCGCAGGTCTTCAAACCGATCCTCGCGGTCATCATCGACGGTCTCAACGGCTTCCTCCGATTCGTGCGCGCGATGCCTGCAGGGCTGAAGAAGGGCTTCGCGGCGCTGTTCGTGGGCGCGGGCTCCATCCTCACCGTCGTCGGCGCCGCGATCGCTGCCAAGGCGTCGCTCGCCCTGTTCGTGATCGGCCTGAAGGCTGCGGGTGTGACCGTCGGTGGGCTCGTTGGGGTTCTTCTCCCTGCCGTCTTGGTCGTGGGAGCGATCGCCATCGCCGTCGCAGGCCTCCACCTCGCGTTCCAGAAGAACCTCGGAGGGATTGCCGACCTCGCCCAACGGGCGTGGGCTCGGGTGTCGCTCGCCTTCGAAGCGCTCAAGCAGTTGTTCGAGGACGGCGGCTTCTCCGGTGCGGTGCGCGACGAGCTCAACAAGGCCGGCAACGCCGGGCTCAAAGATTTCCTGATCAGCGTCTTCCTGTGGGGACACCGCCTCAAGAACTTCCTCGCCGGCGTGGCCACCGGCTTCTCGGCCGGCATCACCGCGGCCAAGCCCTCGATCGAGGCGTTTGTCGGCGCCCTCACCAAGCTCGGCGTCGCGTTTGGCTTCCTCTCGGACAGAGACGATCCCGCCGCGGCTTCCGCGACGTTCACGCAGTTCGGCACGTCGGGCGAGAGCGTCGGGAAGGTCCTTGCCCAGGTGCTCGACTTCGTCGTCCAGGCGATGACCGCGGTGGTCGATGTGACGCGAGGGGTCGTCGAGGGCTGGAACATGATCAAGCCCGCGGCGATGCTGCTCTGGAACGCTTTGGTTCAGGTGGGAACCAAGCTCTCCGAGACCATCGCGAGGCTCACGGGGACGAGCGCCGCCGCTCGAGCGAACGGCGACGCGTGGACGGGTCTGGGGACGGTCATCTCCGTAGTGGTGAGCGTCATCGTCGGCATCATTGCGTATCTGGTCGCCACGGTGGCCTCGGCGATCGGCTGGGTGAACGGGCTCATCGGCAGCGCGATGTCGGTCTTCTCGGGCCTCGCTGACGTGGTCACGGGCGTCGTGTTCATCATCGGCGGACTCTTCACCGGGAACTGGAAGGACGTCTGGACGGGGATGAAGCTCGTCGTGTTCGGCGTCGTCGACGCAATCATTGGGGTCGTGCTCGAGCTCGTCGGCGCGATCGCCGGCGCGATCGACTCGATGCTCGGCCTGGTCGGCAAGAGCTCGAACCTCCAGTCCTCCGTTCAGGGGTTCAAGGACAAGGTGCACGCCGATCTCGCCAAGACGTTCGGGGTGCAGTCGCTCACGTTCACGCCCGTGGTGACCCCCGCGCCTGCAAGCACGGCGACGGCGGCGCCCGTCGCCAACGCGTCGATGCCCGCGGCGACCGTGATGTCGCTGCAAGTCCCGACCAACGCGACGCCGGTGCATGCCGCCCCCGCGCCGCCTGCCCCCATCACGCTCAACCTGCAGGTGGACGGTCAAACCGTCGCCACCGCCGTCCACAAGGCGAGCTCCGAGACGGCCGCACGGACCTTCTCGCCCGTGCCGGCGTTCTGAGGGATGCCATGGGGATCGCCTTCGCCTCCCTCCGAGCACCGCGGTGTTTCCTCATCAACATCGCGAGCGGCGAGTTCATCGAGTGCCTGTTCAACCCAGCGCAGCTCACCGAGAAGATTTCCGTGAACTGGAACCGGGTGACGGTGCCCGGCCTCTCTCACCAGCTCCTGCAGTTCCAGTCGACCGGCAACCGCCAGCTCTCGGGGGTCGAGTTCTACCTCGACCGGCACATCGCCCGTGAGCGCAGCGAGGACGCCGACATCCTGACGTTCCGCGGCTTCCTGCGTGCGCTGACGGTCCCACCGAAGACCGACGAGGGTGTGCCCGCAACCGCACCGCCGCGAACGCTGTTCGTGTGGCCCGGGGTCATCACGGTCGAGGCCGTGCTCGCCGACCTCGAGTTCTCCTACAAGCAGTTCGGGGTCGACGGTTCGGTGTTGGTCTACACGGCGACGGTGACCTTCGAGGAGATCCTCGACACACGGGTGACCTCCGAAGACCGCAGGGAGGAGGAGTGATGCCACCGCAGACGGGCTCGCGATTTAGCTTCTGCCTTGGTGTGCTCGACGAGCAGGGCCGGCGCTACCTCACCGAGCGGGAGCCCTACCGCTATCGCCCGCTCCCCGACAACCGCGTTCACCGCGTCGTCGACGGGGACACGCTGTTCGATCTCGCGGGCCGCTACTTCGCCCCGCTGCCCCGCGCCTGCGGGTACTGGTGGGCGATCGCCGACTTCCAGCCTGACCCCATCGTGGATCCAACTATCGCGCTCGCAGCCGGTGCCGAAGTCATCGTTCCGTCGCTTCGGGTGCTTACCGATGTCATTCTGGCCCCACATCGATGAACAGGGGCATGCGCCGTCAGTGACGAGCTCTCCAGCTGTCCCACGAGATCGAGCGCGGCCGAACGGCGACGGTGTGGAGGTCGATTATGCGCGCAACGGTCTGCGAGCGATCAGGGTTCGACGGTGCCGTGTTGAGAAGCCTCGTCGTATTCGACCTGCTTCTTGTTCATGAGCTTCTGCTGCTCGCTCAGGAGGCTGTGCATTCTGGCGCGGAGCTCGTCGCAGGTCGCAGCCTGGGTGATCCCGAGCGCCTGCTCGTAGGCGGCTCGGGCTGCCTTGTCGGCGATCGCGTAGTGGCCCTCCTCGTGGGCGGTGAGCTTGGCGCCGGCGCTCTTGTCCCACTCGATCCACTCGCTGCGCGCCGTGGCCGGTCGCTTCCACCGCGGCAGAGTGATGCGCACGCGGTGCAGTAGCTGGAATGCCGTGACCCTGCACTCCCCATCCACGACCGACAGACTCCAGCTCGTGCACCAACGGGACTCGGTGAGACCCAGACCGCCGACGCCGGTAGGATCCTCGAAGGGGCGCGCCTTCTCGGCGGCCGTCACGTAGGCCTCCGGTGAGTCCGCGCTGACGTCGTAATTCTCGAGGAGCCGCTCCTCCTCGAAGCTGCTCTTGGCCGGCGCGATAGTCTTGCACTCGAGCGGCTGCCTCCCGCCGCACGCGCCGATCGATAGACCGACCCACAGGGTGAACCCGACCCGCGCCATCATAGACGCATGGTCGCGCCTGCGAGCCGCCCCGTCGAGCCCGTGGCTACACTTCCCAATCGTCGGAGAAGATGGCTGGAGGCTGGACGAGGGAGCCTGCCAACGTCTGGTCGAGCTGGACTCCGAGTCCTGCGCAGGTGGTCGCGAACGCAGAACGCAGAGCGGCCACGCGCGCCAGGTCGAGCGTGACGCACATGTCGCGGCGGTGGATGCCCGGCCCGTAGCCGTCGTCCTGCTCGCGCACGATCACGAAGCCGTAGCGCGCGAAGAACTGGGTTGTCTTCGGGATCGTGTCGAGCCCCGCCCGATCGGCGCCAGCGGCCGCGCCGAGGAGAAGTCGCGCGAGCAGGAAGCACTCGCCGAGGTGGCGACGGTGATGGGACGCGCGGACGATACCCCAACACATGCGGGCCTCGCCGTCACGCAAGCCGACCCCGCCGCTCGCGACGATCGCGCCGTCGGGGGCCTGCAGGACCAGCTGGCGAACCCCGCTGCGGGGGAGCATCTCGTCGAGGTATTCGACATACGAACTGCGCTCACTCGGCGCGAAGAACGCGGGGACGTTCGAATCAAAGGCGGCGAGGCACCCTTCGCGGTCCTCAAGGCGGTGGGGGCGCAGCAGCACCCAAGGAGGGAAACCGCGAAGCTGTGCGGAGGCAAGTCAAAGGTACTCCAGGCGCGCGGCCGGCTTTTCGCGCGCGACCAAGATCGGGCTCACGAGGTTCTTCGTCGCCTCAGTCAGTCCAAGGAATTTCCGTAGAAAGTCACCTCGGTCTAGTTCTCCGTCGCCGACGATAGGGTCGACGTTCCGCTGGCGACGCGAGTCGCGCGCGCATCGGTCAGATCAAGATCGCTCTTCCAATCCAGCGGACTGCTGAGGATTCCGCACGCGACAATTCGGTTCGGGCGAGTTCGTCATCGCGATCAAGGTTCAGCCGGAACGTGCCGTTGCCGCACGCACATCGCGCCTCAACGACACGGTCGACTGGGTAGCCACCGGGCTCGAGCGCTTTGAGGTACGTAACGATGTCCCCGAACTCCGTTCCGCGCCACCACTCGCCACTCTCGTCGATCGCCATGCCGAGACCGTAATCCGATACGCCTGCACGAGGCGCGCTGATTCGGCCTCGTCTGGTGACCGGCTGCCGCCGCCGCATGCGACATGGATGGACGATTGCCGTTGTCCCCGCGCTCGACGGTGCGCGCTTTGGGTCTATGTGGGAACCCGCGATCGCAGCGCCCCCGGTGTCCGCCTTACCGTGCTCGCAGACGAGAAGGCCTCGTCCGGCGAACCATTGACGCTCGGTGACCGTCTCATCGCGTTCACGTTCGAGGACTCGGAGGACAAGGCCGACAAGCTCACCCTCCAGCTCGACAACGTCGATCTCGCCCTGTTCGCTCACGAGGCCCTGATGGGCGGCGCGGTGCTCGAGGTGTCGTGGGGCTACCCCGGTGAGATGGCGCCCCCGCGACGGGTGATCGTGAAGTCGATGAAGGGCTTCCAGACCCTCACCATCGAAGGCCAGGCGCTCGCGACGATGATGAACCAGCAGGTGAAGACCCGACGCTGGGAGGGCATGACGCGCGCGGAGGTCGTGCGCGTGGTGGCCGCGGAACACGGCTACGACGGTCCGTTCGCCGACATCGAGGACACCAAGGTCGTCCTCGACGTGGTCAACCAGGTCGCCGAGACCGACGCCCGCTTGCTCAAGCGACTCGCCGCCAAGGAGGGCTTCGCGTTCTTCGTCGATGGCTCGGACCTGCACTGGCACCGGCGTCGCCAGGAGGCTCCGCCCTCTCACGTCTTCACTTGGTACTCCGACGACCACGGCGAGGTTCTCTCGATCAACGTCGAGTCCGACCTGGTGAAGCGGGCGGGTAGTGTCACCGTGAAGGGACGCGATCCGGTCGCGAAGACCACCATCGAAGCCTCGTCGAGCGCGGACGCGGCCAAGCGTGTGACGCTCGGTGACCTCCTCGAGGTCGTCGATCCAAAGACCGGCACGACCACGCTGTTGAAACGCAACGCCACGGCGAGTCTCGTGCCGACGACGGCGAGCTCGAAGGCCGCCGCGGCGAGCGAGGCCGAGGCCCGATTCGTCAACGCCGAGCGCGAAACGGTGAAGCTCTCGATGCAGGTGGTCGGCGATCCGACCCTCGCCGCGAAGACGATCGTCGAGGTGCGCGGGATCTCGCTGCTCTCGGGGAAATACTACGTCACCGAGGCGAAGCACTCGATCAGCGGCTCCGGCTACACGGTCGATCTCAAGCTCACGCGCGACGCGAAAGGCAGGCTCGCCCAGCAGGTCGCCGGCGAGCAGGCCGGGAAGCCCCAGACCGGCGACAAGAACGTGTCGGCACCGAAGAAGCCCGGCGCGAAGAAGCTGGTCGAGGTGATCGACAAGGTCACCGGGCAGAGCCACCTCGAATACCGCGACGACGGGACGGGATCGGCCGACCCGGAAGCCAAGTCGTCACCGAAGGGGGTCTGATGTTTCCGCGCTTCGATGGCGACCTCGACCGACACGACAGTCGGCTCCTTGGCATGTACGTCGGCTACGTGACCGACCGCGCCGACCCCGAAGGGCTTGGGCGCGTGCGGGTATGCGTGCCCGGCGTGCTCGAGCCCCACAGCGCCTGGGCGCACCCACTCGGCACTGTCGGCGGCGGCTCGAAGAACCGTGGCTTCTTCGCCGTGCCCGAGCTCGGCGCGGAGGTCGCGGTGTTCTTCAACCAGGGCGATGTCGATCACCCCTACTACCTCTGCGCGCACTGGGGGAAGCCAGGCGGCAAGAGCGAAGTCCCAGAAGAGGCGCAGAGGCCGACCCCCGACAACCGCGTCTTCGCGACCGAGACGTTCCGCATCGAGCTCGATGAATCGGCCAAGGCGCGGAAGCTCAAGCTCACCAACCGGAAGACCGGCGACTTCCTCGTGTTCGACGCCGAGGAGAATTCCATCACCCTCCAGGGCACGACTGCCATCACCATTCGAGCTGCCGGCGCGATCGCCCTCGACGCCCAGCACGTCACCATCCGCGGGCGCGTGGTCCGCCCCGTCGACGAGGCGATCTGATGCCGTTCGATCTCTGCCTCGAGATCCCTGATTTCCCCGATCCCTTCACGCTCCCTCTGCCCGGCGGAATCGAGATCGAGGACGTGAACCTCATGCGGATCGTGCAGCCCGCGCTCACGCCGCTGGTGCCGCTCTTCGACCTCATCGACACCCTGGTCGCGATGCACAACTGCATCAAGGCCATTCCAGACGCGCTTTCCCCACCGGATCCGACGGTCCTCGTTGCGTGTCTGCCGGACCTCGCGAAGAAGCTCAACAAGCTCCTCAACATGCTTCCGCAGGTCGCGCTGCCGCGGCTGATCCATCGGAGCCTCACCCTGGTCATCGAGACACTCCGCACGGTCCGAAGTCAGCTCACGCACCTGCAGGGACAGCGTGTGCAGATCCTTGGGCTGATGGAGCGCGCCCGGGTCCTCGAGGACGCCGGGCTGATGGCCATTGTGCAGTGCGCGCAGGCGAACGTGGCGCAGGAGGCCGCCAACGTTGGAAAGGGCCTCGCGTCGCTTGGGCGTCTACTCGGGATGATCGATCTCTTCATGAGCATCGTCGGCGGGCCCCGCGTACCGGACCTGACGAACCTGCAGGGCAAGCCCCTCGAGCAGGCCATCGAGCCCATCGACGATCTCATTCGGGTCCTCCGCGCCGCGCGAGACGCCGTGCCGGGGGACATCCGATGACCGGCCTGCTCACCCCGTTCCGACGCGACCGGAAGCGCGACTTCGCCGCGAGCGACGGCGACGACCTGCTCGCGTCCAAGGTGCTCCAAGTGCTCGCGACCGAGGGGTCAACGGCACGAACATCGGGTGAGCTTCCCTGGCGTACGGCGTTCGGCACACCCCTGCACCTTCTTCGGCACCAGCGGAACGACCACGCGCTCGTCGAGCTCGGGCGCATCTACGTCCGCGACGCTCTCCGGAAATGGCTGCCCGAGGCCGCGGTCGTCTCGGTTTCGGTCGAGCGGCGCGATTCGACACTGTCTCTCCGCGTCCGGTTCACTGCGTCGCGTTCGAGCAAGGAGATACTCGTCCCCCTCACAGCGTGACCGCTACGCTCGACGTCCGATGGGTCTGGAACGCAAAACGGGTGTGCCGACTTTCGTCGAGCAAGTCGAAGCGCTGTACCGTCGCCACGAGCACCACATCCTGCCATTCGTTGGCCGTGCGTTCTCGATTCCGAGCCGCACCGACCTCCGCGTTTTGACGATCGGTATCAACGCCTACATCTCGCCCAAGGACTGGCACCCGGAGCGAAATCAGCCGCACCCGGAGTGGCTTCGCGGATGGTTCGCAAACGGAAGGCATCGGTTCGACCGGCGCGTGTTGAAGGACGCGACCGAGCTCGCCCGGCAACTCGTCCCGGTAGTTCCCGCGTTCGCGGGCCTGGGTTTCGCCGGCCGCGATTCGATCTTCCACACGAACGCGATCAAGGTGTACGTGCCGGAGGCTAAGGGCAAGCACGCCCACCAACTCGAGGACGCGGACTTCGAGCGCCACGTGCCGCAGTGGCACGACGAGCTCCGAATGATGTCAGATGCGGGTGTCCTCCCTCACCTGGTCCTGGTCTTCGGAGGTCCGTTCTGGCGCTACGCGTGGCCGGCCTTTCATCCGGCACATCAAGCGTCGCGTGCTGGGCTCGAGGTCACGGGATATCAGGCAGGTGCGGGCGAGGCAGCCCACTGGGCAACCCGCGTGACCATCGCCAAGCAAGGCGCCCAACATGAGCTTCTGCTCGTTCGGCTGCGTCACCCATCGGGCCGAACGCCGAAGGGCTCGCCGCGGTGGCTGATGGACAACACGGATTTCCGGACGCTGCTGCGCGAACGTGTGAAGGATTGATTCGGAGGGCGTCCCCTGGGAACTCGACGGAGGCTTTGCTTCCGGAGAGGCCCCGGCCATGTCCATCCTCCCGCCCAGCGTCGACTACACCGACAAGGACTTCGACGCGCTCCGAGCGCGTCTGATCGCTCTGGTCCGTTCCGCGTTCCCCGACTGGTCGGACTTCTCGGTCGCGAGCTTCGGCAACCTGCTGATCGAGATGTACGCCTTCGTCGGCGACGTCATCACCTACTACCTCGACGCCCAGGCGCGCGAGTCCCGGTTGTCGACGGCGACGCAACGCAAGAACGTCATCGCGCTCGCGCGGATGCTCGGGTTTCGCGTGCAGGGTGCACGCGCCGCACGAGCGACGGTCAGGCTGTCGCTCGCCGAGCCTGCGGCTGCGACCGTCACGCTACCGGCGGCAACAATCGTCCGCACCCAGGAGGTGACCGCAGCCGTTCGATTCCAACTGCTCGCGCCGGCGGTGTTCACGCCAGGTACGCGATCCGTTGAGACCATCGCGGAATGCTCGGAGAGCCACACGCAGCTCTTCGACTCGCGCGGGCTCGCGAGCCTCGACCTTCCGCTCGACCGCACGCCGTACCTCGATGCCTCGGTATACGCAGCCGCGGGCAACGGAGCGTATAACGAGGTCGAGAGCCTCCTCGGCTCGGGGCCAAACGACCGGCACTTCGTCGTGCTCGTCGATCAGAACGACCGCGCGACGCTGCGGTTCGGCAGCGGCGTCAACGGCGCTCCGCCAACGGGCACAATCAACGTTCAGTACAAGACCGGCGGCGGCGCACTTGGCAACGTCGATGCGAACCGCCTGGTCGTCGTGGAAGGGGTGTTCGTCGACGCCACGGGGCGAGCCGTTCGTGTCACCGCAACCAACCCCGCCCCCGCCGAAGGAGGCACCGACCGGCAAACGGTCGCCTCGGCGAAGCAGCTCGCGCCCGAAAGCCTCCGCGCGCTGACACGGTCGGTGGCGCGCGAGGACTTCGAGATCCACGCGCGCGCCGTGCCCGGCCTCGCCCGCGCGCTCATGCTGACGTCAAACGAAGACCGCTCGATCCCCGAGAACAGCGGCGTGCTGTATGTCGTCCCTGAGAACGGCGGGCTGCCGACGCCCGCGCTGAAGAACATCGTGCGCCGGCAGGTCACCGAGGTGTACCCCTGCACGCTGACATTCCAGGTGAGTGTCCAGGATCCGGTCTATCGGTTCGTCGACGTCGAGGCGCGGATCTTCCTCCGACAAGGAGCGTCACCCGGGGTGGTGCGCGACGCGGTGCGCGCGAACCTCCACGAGATGTTCCGGATCACACGCGCCGACGGCACGCCCAACACACTCATCGACTTCGGCTTCAACGTCCGCGACGCGGAGGGAAATCCGGACGGCGAGGTCGCCTGGTCCGACGTGCTCGACGTGATTCGAGACACCGCGGGCGTACGCAAGCTCGGCGACGGTCCGTTCGACCTGAAGCTCAACGGCCTCCCCGCCGACGTGAAGCTCGCACTCAAGGAATTCCCAGTCCTCCGGAACGTGACGCTCGTCGACGGCGATAGCGGGATGCTCCTCTGATGCCGCTGCTCAATCCGCAGCTGCGCGAGCTGGGGCCGACGCCGGGGTCCGCGAAGCATTGGACGCTTTCGTCGGTGTGCACGGCTCAGCGCATCGCTGCCTTCGGTCCCGCACCGGAGACCGCGCAGGAGGACTTCGAGCGCTGGTCGGTGCTCGTTTCCGCGTTCGTAGCCGGCAGCCTCGTGCTCGCGTTCTTCGATCCGGTCCCGAAGGGCTACGAGTCCTTCGCCGGCTGGAACGCCGGCGCGTTCCTCGAGACACTCCCGCCCGCGCTACTCGAAGCGTGTTCTTTCGCGGGCTCTGTGGCGGAGCTGTTTGACGGCTGGCCCAGCGCCGCCCGGGCGAGCTCGTGGGCGGAGGTCTCGAGCGAGGCCGCGCCGGTGGAAGACTTCGAGGCCTGGACGGCCCCCACGTCGCCCGCGTGGGCGGCCGCGGCATTCAGTCCGGGCGCTGTCCCCACCGAGGCGTTCGCAGGCGCCTGGCCGGCGATGACGGGGCTCTGAAAAGGGGGCAGCAAATGGCAGCAACCGACTGGACCTATCTCAACGACGGGCTCGACGTAGCGACGGTGGACCGCGGGGTCACCGCGGGGATCGCACGACCGCCGGGCGGCGGCTCGTTCCTCTTCGGGTTCAACTCTCTCACGGCGGCGAAGGGTGCCGTCGCCCTGTTCGCCAACCAGGCGAACTTCGCGCCGATGGCGAAGGGTGGCTCGATCCGCGGGTGCCTCCAGCGCGGCCCGGGCGGTGGACCGACAGGCTTCTCGCCGTACCTGTTCCTCTGCGGCCAAGGCACGTCGGTGAACGACCGTGCCTACCTGCTCGGCCTTTCCGACGACGATCCGCACCGCGTCGTGCTCCGCAAGGGAAGCATCACCGCGGGACTGCCCGCCTCTGAGGGTCCGGGTGTTCTTCTTCGATCGAGTGAGAGCTTCGCGCAGGGCACCTGGCTGCACCTGCGGCTGGACGTCGTGGTGAACACCAACGGCGACGTGGTGCTGTCCGTGTTCCGAAACGATCTCGCCGCACACTCTCTCGGCACCGCTCCCGACTGGAAACCGGTCGCGGGCATGCCCGTCTTCATCGACGACAAGCTCGGCATCAACAGCGGCTCGAAGCCGCTGACCTCGGGCCGTGGTGGCTTTGGGTTCTCGTCGGCCGACGTGACCCGCCGTGGCTTCGTCGACCACCTC